TTAGTAAAATCGACGGTTATTGCGCTGATACTGTGGGACTTTTGGCGCTTTTATCGCCTTGATAACCCACACCACGGCAACAGCCAGTAGCAGCCAGGGCAACAGTTTAATCATCAAGGCAAATAGTCCGCCCAGAAACATCACTGCGGTGGCTACGACCAATGCGGCCAGAACGCCCAGCAAAGATACGCCGGTGACCATCAGCATGATAAAAAATCCAATCACAAAAAGTAGTTCCAGCATGGCTCTCTCCCGAAATGAAATTCTCTCCATTGCTTTACAAGAAACATGCCAAAAATAATGCATTGATTTATAAAGAAAACGCCCCGCGACAAAGCACAGGGCGTGGTGAAATTAACTAACTTTTGGTGAAAACTTAACGCTTGTCTGCCACCAGCTTCAGCGCGTGCTCCAGTACGTTAATATCTGCCCCGGCTTTATGCGCATTTTCGCTCAGATAGCGACGCCACTGACGAGCCCCAGGGATCCCCTGAAACAGCCCCAACATATGGCGCGTCACATGTCCCAAATAGGTTCCCTTACTCAGTTCACGCTCAATGTACGGGTACATGGCGCGCACCACGGTAACCGGATCGGTATCTTCGGTGGTAGCTGCAAAAATCTCACGGTCAACGGACGCCAGAATTCCTGGGTTTTGATAAGCTTCGCGCCCTACCATCACGCCATCCATATGTTGCAGATGAATTTTCGCTTCTTCCAACGATTTAATGCCGCCGTTGATCGACATAGTCAGATGCGGGAAATCACGCTTTAGCTGATAAACACGGTCATAATCCAGCGGTGGAATTTCGCGGTTTTCTTTCGGGCTTAACCCGGACAGCCAGGCCTTGCGGGCGTGAATGATAAACATCTCACATTCGCCGTTGCCAGATACCGTGTTAATGAAATCGCAGAGGAATTCGTAACTGTCCTGGTCATCAATGCCGATACGCGTTTTCACCGTTACCGGAATCGACACCACGTCGCGCATTGCTTTGACGCAATCGGCGACCAGTTGCGCATTCCCCATCAGGCAAGCGCCAAACATGCCATTCTGCACGCGGTCGGAAGGACAACCCACGTTGAGATTGATTTCGTCATAACCCCGCTGTTCAGCGAGCTTTGCGCACTGCGCCAGCGCCGCAGGATCGCTCCCGCCCAGTTGCAATGCGACCGGATGCTCTTCTTCGCTATACGCCAGATAATCGCCTTTACCATGAATGATCGCGCCGGTGGTTACCATCTCCGTATAGAGCAACGTCTGGCTGGACAGTAAGCGCAAAAAGTAGCGGCAGTGTCTGTCCGTCCAGTCGAGCATAGGAGCAACACTAAACCGACCATTCCAGTGATTGTCAGTATTTTCAGGCATTGCGCTGGTTTGGCTGGTTTTTATCATCTTAAGATTACCGTGCATTTTTTGACATTTAAGTATATTTTTCTCTTATCAGGTTCCCACTCAGGCCCCCATACGTATGGGAACCTGAAATGACGAGACAGAGTAATGGCATACTATAACATAGAGAAACGACTAAAATCTGATGGCACTCCACGCTACCGCTGTACCGTGCTTATTAAGGAAAAAGGCGTTATCACATTCAGAGAAAGTAAAACCTTCCCAAAACAGGCGCATGCTAAAACATGGGGATCCCAGAGGGTTATGGAACTGGATCTTTATGGTCTCCCATCATCTGATGATGCTACCGGAATAACAGTCCGTGATTTGTTGCAAAAATATATCAATGATCCAAACGCTGGTGGCAAAGCGGGGCGAACAAAAAGCTATGTTCTCAATATGCTCGTTGACTGCGACATTGCAGCTATCCCCCTGTTGTCATTAACCGCAAATGACGTAATAGAGCACTGTCGATTGCGAAATAATGCAGGAGCCGGGCCAGCGACCGTAAGCCATGACGTCAGCTATCTTGGGAGCGTGCTTGATTGTGCAAAGCCAGTGTATGGCATTAACTATACTAGCAATCCGGCAAAAGAGGCGCGCCCTCACCTCCTCAAATTGGGGTTAATTGGAAAATCAAATCGACGCAGTCGTCGACCAGCATCTGAAGAACTAAACATGCTGATCGAAGGCCTGAAACAACGTTCTCAAAGGCGGGGATCAAAAATCCCATTCGTCGATATTCTGATGTTTTCTGTTTTATCGTGCATGCGCATTGGCGAGGTTTGCCGTTTGCGATGGGATGATATCGATGAAAAACAAAAATCAGTGCTGGTGAGAGACAGGAAGGATCCACGTAAAAAAGAAGGGAACCACATGAATGTCGCTTTACTCGGAGAAGCCTGGGATATTGTCCAGCGCCAGCCGCGTAAGTCAGAGCTAATATTCCCTTATATAAGCAGTTCCGTAACGGCAGGATTCCAAAGGGTAAGAAGTGCTCTTGGAATTGAGGATCTAAGATATCATGACCTTAGAAGGGAAGGCGCAAGCAGACTTTTTGAAGCTGGATTCAGTATAGAGGAAGTGGCCCAAGTTACTGGCCACAGGTCGCTGAATGTACTGTGGCAAGTTTACACAGAGCTATTCCCTAAATCACTTCATGTAAGGCTTGAACAATTGCAAAAGTCCAGAAAAAATGACTAAACGAAAGCCCGTATAAACGGGCTTTTTTTTCATTACATAACTGGGCAATCGTCGAACTCTCCATTCCTGGCATCATTAATGATGTACGTGATCACCCCGAATATAGCGGGTGCAGAACTGTAACCACCATCATCTACTGGCAGCGCCTCCTTTCTCCCGTTCTCCAGATTAACGAGGTGGGGTTGAGGATGTGTCCGATATCGCTTGATCCTAAATTCTCCGTCTATCGCGCAGATCAGCAGCGAGCCATCACAGGGAGAAAGTGACGCATCAACAACAAGTAGCGCCCCCTGAATTATCCCTTCCCTGAAATGTGAACGCGATGCCCGCATGAAATAAGTCGCTGCGGGCTTGCTGATTAGCTGCTGATCAAGGGAGATCCTTGTTTCAACGTAATCTGCCGCAGGTGAAGGAAAGCCCATGTTTACGCCCTCTCTTGAATACCGGATAAAAACACAGTATAAATACTGTATATCCATCCAGTAAAGAGGCGATGAGCAATGTTCGTGGAACTCGTTTATGACAAAAGGAATTTTGATGGTCTTCCCGGTGCAAAAAATATCATTCTTGGCGAATTGACCAGGAGGGTTCACCGGATTTTCCCCGATGCTGATGTTCGTGTTAAACCGATGATGACACTGCCGGCGATCAACACTGACGCCAGCAAGCATGAGAAAGAACAGATAAGCCGTACTGTTCAGGAAATGTTTGAAGAGGCTGATATGTGGCTGGTTTCAGATTAAACGCCTTGAACCGTCATATTGCTTAAGTACAATCCGCCATGACTGGCAATCATTCAATACTCGCACTATCGAACGTTCGCCAGTCGGCCGCAATCATGCTCCTGCATACGGCGTGGTTGCGGCATCAATTCACATCTCAACCAGTCAATTTTCCCTTGCAAGAAATTCAATCCCGGAAGCAGGTAACCTGCCAATTCAGGTGATTTTTATTTTTGTAAAGCAGCTATAGTAAGTTTCAGTTCTGTAATTTGCGCTTGCAGGTTCTGAATGCCTCCTAACAAGTCCATTACAATTGGGTTGTTGTCTATAGACGGACGGTCTGCATACTGCTGGTTGACAAGCTGGCCTTCTTCATTGTAAACCTGACTGCCAGGTACCGGAAATTGGTTGTGCTTGACATATTGTGGTGCCACATCTTCAGCTTCTTCTGCAATAATCCCGAAACGAACACGCGCCAGTTCATCGTCCTTATACACAAAATTAACCATACGCAGCCCCATAATGCGCAGCATTGCTTCGTTGGTGTCGGCACTCTCTATTTCCTTTTTATAATCTCGCCCTGACGTCCCCTGTATGGCCAGAACTCCTGATGTGGATGGTAAATCTGACTGTATCTGTTGGTCCGGAGTATTCCGGTTATTTTTTTGTATTATTGAGCCTCTCGAATTGGCAGCAACTGAAGCTTCAAGAGAGACACGGGCACCAACATCCGTCGCAGCACGAGAAGTATTCTGTACTCCAAGAATTGCGTACCCTGCTGTAGAAATGTTTACCTGCGAAAAAAATGGGCTACTGTTTTGACCAAGGCCAATATTATTTGCCGCATCCGCAGGGGTTGCTCCTCCCGTCCCGCCTTGAGTAACACTTAACGGCGTTGTCAGTCCTGTAAGGCGGGTAATATCTGAGTTGTCCCCTTTTTTAGCCTTGTCACTGACGCTGTTGATTAACTTTTTCGCTGACGGCCCCGTTGTCTGGCTGGTATCAGGAAGCGTAATGGTTACATCACCATCTGCAGTGAAAAATTGCTGCCAGTTCTGTTTGTCGTAGTTCAGCCCACGCAATGCTTCAGTGTTCTGTACCACCATTGCGGCAGTGACCATATTCAGTGTCACACGTGAAACTGCATCCCAGGCCAGGTTATCTTTTGTCGGACCAGTGAAAGCACTGACCAGTGTGAGAGAATCATTGCTCTCAATTGATTTTACCGGAAGGGTATAGGCTATGCCGCCCACCACAGAAACGACAAAGTCGCCAGGTTGAAGCACCGTACTAAAAGAGGCCTGATAGCCAAGAACTGTTGCCGAGTTGTGAGTTAACTGAATAACACCTGCTGACATGGATATCTCCTGAATTCAGATAATAAAAAACCCGCCGGAGCGGGTTATTTTTTGTATTTCATTGAGGGCAATTCGAACGGGTGAAATTATTTTTATTCACCCATCGCCAGTTAAATGGATAACCGGCCCTGTACTCAGTCTGATTAACAACTTTTCGCACACCGTAAATTTGCACTGACTGGGGCTGTCCACCAAGCACTAACTCAGCCCGACAAACCGGTTTCTGTTTCTCCAGAACAGGCCCTGAACATGCGGAAAGCACCAGACTGGCAATAACAGGAATAATTATATTTTTCATTTCGATACCAGAGTTAATTATTTAAACAAAAAATAACTAATGACATTGAATAATAAAAATAGTTTTAATAGATCAATATTATTAAATTGATCGTTTAAATCGATCAGTTTAATCATATACCGCTGTATTAATCGCCGTTATCACAATTCCGCTATTTGTCGTACCGATTGAAGAACCGCTTGCTGATGTTGATGAAAGTCCTTTTATTCTTGTTCCCGCACCTTCATTGAAGCAACCCGTTCCTACATCAACAGGCTGAATGATTGGCTGCCCACCAGGCGCTGAACCAGCATGCAGAAGAACAGACCCCAGTCCCATCGGATTTACAGCCCATTTACCCGACATGTATGTATCAATGTTAAGCCCACCACTTACAGCACCTGGTGAACCAATAGTTGTAAGGTCGCTTAATACCCGGGACTCATTCGTAAGTACCAGTGTCCCTTCGGCATCCCATATAGCCACCCCCCAGGCCGGAAGCGTAAGCGGATATATGGCAAAAAAATAGGCCTCAAGGACAAAAGCCGATCCCCTGTAATTAGACGCATCAACACTGAACGTATTGCCACTTTTTGAAGCTGATATCAGCCCAGGCCCCGCCGCCATACCCCCTGGATGAAACCGTGAAGCTCAGCGCCTGCTCAAATACCGGCTCCATCGCATCGGCTCTCCATCTAACTGTGTCGCTCCTTATTAACTAAAGAATCTATCTGTTGCAGGGGAGACGATTACTGTAAATCGGTTTACAGTAAAGTAAAGCGTATTTGGTTGTCCCCCTTGCACCTTCCAGACGTTGACTGTGATTGGTACGTTGACCGCGCCTGCAGGTACATCCACATAACCTACAACGTTTCGGAGGATTGAGGTGGTATTGTTGAACGTTTCATCAAACATAACTACTCCGTTTATCGTTAGCTTGACCCTAAATTGGTTATCTGGTCTAGAAACGCCCATTGAAATGGCTGAATATGGTATGCAAATACGAGCAGGATAATTCAGGCCACCTCTCCAGTATAATGTCTGGCTCCTTCCGTCCCCTCCTACTATAGACATTTGCGGGAAAGTCCAAATTGCGCAAACGTCACCCTCTATTTTATTAGCTCGGACCGTCCCATTAAAATATCCGTCATTGCCGTAAATTGTACCGCGGACTGTTACGTTATTGAATTCACTATTTCCATTTTTATTGATATGCCAGCCTACCGAACCTGTAACATAGTTGTTGGACTGGATGTAGTTGCCGATTTTGGCGTTACTGATGGTGCCATCGCCTATCACCGTATCCCTGATAATCACCTGACCATTAACAACAGCAAAGGGTGAATATTGCGTATCACCGCTACCACTCATCAGGACGAACTGATTGGCGTTAAATCCGATACGAGTTACCACCGGCTGGCCTGGCTGAGCCAGCGCTGCGATGCTCATTCCGGCGTTATATTCCTGCCCGTTAATACGCAAACCAACCTTCAGCGTATGAATCGCCGATGCGCCAGTGCTGTCTACCATGGCAGTCAATTTGTCCTGTAGCACAGCTGTTACCTGGGAATATTGCTGGCTGGTAGTCTGCCCGAGTATATCCACTTTTCCGTCAACCGCAGAGACTCTGCCATCCACTGTTGACACTTTCCCGTCAACTGAAGTGAGCATCGTGCCCTGCGCCTGCACCTGCGTGGACATTTCCGCCATCGCCTGATTCACATCGGCGATTGTGGTTTTCACCACCAGAATATCCGCGCGCACTTCGCCGTACTGCGCCCACTGGTGTTCCACCGTTCCATGGTTGGCCAGCGCATTCTGCAACGCAGCTTCCAGGTTGGTATCAATGTCGCTTGTCAGGCGGTCACCATCGGCAGACGTCAGAAAATCATCGGCAATATCGCCCAGGTAGTCGTCAGCATTCGCGTTGGATTCACCACGAATCCAGTCGGTCCAGCCTGATTCATTACCCGTTCTGTCCACCAGTTGCGCGCGGTACCAGAATTCCTGTCCCGCTTTTAAACCCAGTTGGGTGTATTCGGCAGACGGATAAGGCACATCCGACAGCAAAAGAGGATTGGAGAAATCACTGTTCGCGGTGTACTGAATTTCCGTTTTCAGCGTATCCCCGGTATTAGCCGGGAATCCCCAGTTCAGGCGAATCCCCCAGTTGATCGGCGTTGTCGCAAATCCGACAGGTTTCGGCGGATTTCCCACCTTGCCCGTCAGCGTTTTCTCTTCGGAGTAGCCCCAGCCAGAGGAAATTTCAGCGGCATTAATGGCACGCACACGCACGAGGTAGCGCCCTGCATAAATACCCGATACATCAAATGAGGTGGTGGAGCTGCGCGGCACGTTTACCCAGTTACCATCATTGCGGCGCCACTGTGCCTCGTAGGCGATAGCATTCTGCGCCTGGTCCCAGCTCACACGCATGGTTTCGACGCTGATATTCTGCTGCACCACTGAAAACGAGCTGATCACAATGTTAGCCGGCGGCGACTGGTTACCAGGCGGGATTACACTCACGGGCCGCTGGTCAATGATGGCTCCGGTATCGATACGGGCATATTTATCCTGGTCATGCCATGCGCCGGTAATAGAGAAAGTGCCATCATCATTATCGGAGACGCTGACAACTCGATACTGCTGGGCGTAGAGTTCATCTGACTCAACCACCCATACAGCTTCGGCCTGTGGTGTCTCACTGTATGC